CGCGTAATGGGACGACCGATCAACACAGGCGTCGAGCCATGGGTCGATCCGGCCGAGGACGCCGCGAGCATGTCGAGTCTACGACTCGCTCCGGCCATCGAGATCGAGGCCCGCAAACTCCGCGAGCGACACATCGGGCGACGCATGGCCGAGACCGAGGAGGCCGCGAGCGCGAAGATCGCGAAATGGAACGCCGGGATCAGCCGGCCACAGGGCGGAGGACACAGGACGTGAATCCGCCCGCCACAGGACGCCAATAGACTCGACCGCGGAGGGCCACGGATGGCTTGCCTACACCTGACGACCGAGCAGCTAGAGAAGGAGTTCGTCGCCGTGTTCGGCGATGGGGTCGCGACGCCGACGAAGCTCTGGGTCGATCACTTCCACGATTATCACACGTTCATACGCGTCGTCTTCCCAAAGTTCACCGGGAAGGGAGCCGACAGGCTCCAGGACCTCCGCGACCGGCTGATGATCAAGTACGGCTACAAGCGGGCCGAGCTGTCGATCGTCGTCTTCATGGACGACGACTCCTACGACTTCTTCGCAGCCCACCGGCTCCACATTCATCTCGCCGGTTGATTCGCAGGGCAGGAAATCTACGGTGAAGGTCCGCACGGAGGCGGATCGTGGAGTTCACCGTCGAGATACCAGGCGACGCCGTTCCCCAGCCGCGGGCACGAAGCACCCGCGGCGGTCGCATGTACACGCCGGACAACGGGATCGTGGCGTTCAAGCAGGCGGTCGGCCTGCTCGTGAAGGCCGAGGCGGCACGGCGGAGGATCTCACGGGACGATTCCTCCGCGTTCGTCCTCGAGGTCGTCTGTGTGTTCGGCCGCCCACTTTCCCACCTGACCACCTCGGGCGAGCTGCGGTCGACGGCCCCGGCCTGGCCGGGCCTGCGGTGTGGCGACTGGGACAATCTCGCGAAAGGCGTCGCGGACGCGATCACGAAGACCGGGGCCGTGTGGAAGGACGATTCGCAGGTCGTCGAGGGCCGCTGCCTGAAACGCTACGCGATTTGTGGGGAAGGACCGCGGGCAGGGATCACGATCCGGAGGCTGCCTCCGTGAGGCGTTCACGGTTCGCGAACAGCGACCGGATTCTGACGGCTGCCCAGGAGCGGATCGTCCGGAGAGCGATCGCCGGCGGAGCAACGCGAGCCGAGGCGGCCGCGGCTGCGGGTGTGCCGGTGAAGCGGGTCTACCGTGCCCTTCACGGTCAACTCTCCGACCTGCCTCCTGGGAAGCACGGGCCGCGGCCCGGCGTCCAGTATCCGCCCCAGCCGGAGTTCGTCGACATCCCGATCGACGAGATCTACCGTCGCGCTGCCGAGCTGCGAGCCGAGAGGTGGAGCGAGGGCGAGACCGCGACCAGGTGGAACCCGAGATTCGTCCCACTATCCGACTCGTAGGCTTGTGACATGGCTACCGTATCCGCGACTCCTGGCACGCTGAACATCATCGTGAAGCAAGGCGAGGCCGTCTCGCAACTCCTCGACTTCTCGATCTCGCTCACCGGCTACACGTTCTCAGCCGAGATCGTGTCGGCCGTGACGTTCGCGACCGTCCAGGCCCTGACTGTGTCGACGGTGAATCTCGCGACCGGCCAGGTGAACGTCGGGCTGTCGGCCGCGAACGCGGCGAACGTCGCGGCCGGGACGTACCTGTGGCGTCTCGTCTGGACGCCGGCCGCGGGCAACGACCAGACGGCCCTCGAGGGGATCTGGGAGGTCGTCCGCTGATGCCGATCGAAGTAAACGTCACCGATCAGAACGTCCAGGTCTCCACCAGCGGCCAGACGGTGAACGCGTCGGTGTCGGGCGGCGTCGGGCCTGCCGGTCCGACCGGGGCCACCGGCGCGACTGGAGCGACGGGTCCGGCGGGAGCGACCGGGCCTGCGGGGGCCACGGGATCGCCTGGGGCCACCGGAGCCACCGGGGCCACGGGTCCGGCCGGGACGACGACCTGGGCCGGGATCACCGACAAGCCCGCGACGTTCTCGCCGTCGACCCACGCGTCAAGCCATGCCTCGGCCGGGTCCGACCCGATCACGGTCGGCACGGTGTCGGGGCGGATAGTCACGACCACGACCGGCGGAAAACTTTCGACCGGCACGATAGCGGAGGTGGTTTCCGGACAGGCCGTCGCACCTTCGGCGGTGACGGTATCGCCGCCAAACGTAACCGCTGGAAACTTTCCAGCGGACTTGGTTCCGTTCTCGGTCACATACGACGCCGCCTCGGTTTTTTCGGTGAACGCTCTCGGCGACGTGCAGACGCCAGGAGTGATCGAGGCCGCAGCTTTTAGTGGGGCTGTGGACGCGACAAATCTCACCGGCACGATCCCGACCGCCCGCCTGGCCTCCGGCACCGCCTCGGCCTCGACCTACCTCCGCGGCGACCAGACCTGGGCCGCGATCTCGACCTACACGCTGCCGGCCGCGACGACCTCGACGCTCGGAGGCGTGACCTACGGGACGACGGCCGGCACGGCCTGCCAGGGGAACGACTCGCGGCTGTCCGACGCGAGGACGCCGACGAGCCACGTCCACGCCGCGAGCGACATCACGAGCGGCACGCTCTCAGACTCGCGACTATCCACGAACGCTCAGCAGTCGGTCGAGTCGTTCGTCCATCCGTTTCTCCTCGGGGGCCTGTAATGCCGTCCGCCTACAAAGTGTTGGGGCAGTCGAATCCATCCGCGACCACGGCGACAACGCTCTACACCGTGCCGTCCGCTACGTCGGCCGTCGCCTCGACGCTCTCCGTCTGCAACCAGGGAGCGTCGTCCGCGACGTTCCGTGTCGCCGTCCGGCCTGCCGGGGCGACGCTGGCGGCGACTCATTACCTCGTTTTCGACTCGTCGCTGACTGCGAACGACTCCGCATTCCTGACGCTCGGTATCACGCTGGCGACCACGGATGTTGTGACCGTCTACGCGTCCTCGGCCTCGCTGTCGTTCTCGCTCTTCGGGTCTGAAATCTCGTGACCGTATCCAACGCCTCGACGATCCGACGAGTCTCGACGCTTCGGCTCGCCCCGATCCATCCGGACGCGGCCGATTGGTCTACTCGAGTCGTGGCGCAGGGGGCGAGCGTATCGACGGCCACGCTCGCGAAAGTTAGCCGTCTGTGCTACGCGATCGACGCGGCCGGGATTCGTGATCGGTTTCTGCGGCTGAATGTCTTCAGCGGGACAGGGCTGAATGCCGCGATCACTCCGCTGTTTCGTGGGCGAAGCCTGACCGGGGCGCAGTTTGGCGGAGCGGTCGATACCAACGCGGGCGGCGCGAGTGCGTTCGTGTCGGGGGATTACTCGGAATCGGTTGGGCTGACTGCCGGGCTCTCGACAAGTAAACACCTCGACACTGGATTTACAACGTCGCTGGTGACTGCGGCGCAGTGGGAGGGGCTGCACCTGTCCGCCTGGCATGGGCCAACCGGCGCAGGGGAAACAGACCCCTACCTTTTGGGCGTGAACAACGGAGGCACTGACAGGTTTGCGCTGCAGGTCTCAATAAGAACAACCGTAGCGTCGACTGATTCCGCTCGATGCGGGAAGACCACTAACGTTCTCTCGACTGGCTGGACTAACGGAGCGCGACCAGCGGCGTTTCTGCTCGCGCAAAGAGCCGCCACTACGTTGCTGGAGTTCTACCGAAACGGATCGATCAACGCGACCAATACCACTGCGACTACCGGGATCGCGTCAGTGTCGTTTCCGTTTTTCGTTTTTCGGCTCAACAACTCCGGCTCGCAGTTGGGTGATCAACCTGGCATGGCGCTGCGGCATTACTCGATCGGCCTCGCCATGACTTCCGTGCAGGTCGCCTCGTTCTATTCCGCGATGCTCGCGTTCAACACTTCCATGGGGCGAACGTCGTGACGCTCGACCAGATACCGCTACCGCTGTCCTACGAAGATTCGCGGACGATCGCGCTCGTCTACCCCTACGAAATCGCGTTGGCTCTGTATCAACTGCAAACGGAGTACGGCGACCCGCGGCACGTTCACCAAGGCGTCCAGCTCACCGACGGCCGATATTGCCTATGCGGTGACATTCTCAGCGAGGTCGGGCCTGGCGGGCTCCTCGAGGGGCTCTTCTCGCACATCACGCCCGACATGATGTCGGCCGTCGACGTGATCCCATGGGCTGACGCGGTTGCTCTCATGCCACCGATCGAGGCCGACCCCCTGTGACGCAACGCGTCGAACGCTGGAAGCCTCCGCGTATGCGTCGCACGACCGCGACGAAGGAGGTCGCCCACTACAGGACCGCCGACTGGAAGGCTCGCCGGCTGCGGATCCTGCGGAGGGACGCGTTCGTGTGTCGGTCCTGCTCTCGCGTGGTCTACGGCCAGGCCGCCCACGTCGACCACGTCCAGCCCCTCGAGGAGGGCGGGACGGACGACGACGAGAACCTACAGACGCTGTGCCAGTCGTGCCACGGCACGAAGACCAGGGAAGAGCAGCGGAGGCGAGGCAGGCTGTGATCGAAAAGGGGGTGGGGTCGGCCGCGGGGCCAAAAAAGGACGGAAGACCCCACGAGCCCTCGACGCGTATTTCCGGAGGTTTTCGATAAGGGGGCCAGATTGATCCGGACCACCACTCCCGTACCGTAAGGGCCTGGAGGCCCACAATGCAGATCCGAGACCGCGTCCGCGAACTACGCCGCGTCCGGGCCGGCGACCTGACGCCGAACCCGAAAAACTGGCGAACCCACCCGAAGGCCCAGGCCGACGCCCTCCGCGGGATCCTGGCAGAAGTCGGCTACGCCGACGCCCTGCTCGCCCGCGAGCTGCCCGACGGCTCCCTGATCCTGGTCGACGGTCACCTGCGGGCCGAGACCACGCCCGACCAGGAGGTCCCGGTCCTGGTCCTCGACATCGACGAGGCCGAGGCCGACAAGCTGCTCCTTTCGCTAGACCCGCTCGCGGCCCTGGCCGAGACGAACGCCGTCGCCCTCGACGCCCTCCTCCGCGAAGTCGACACGGGGAGCGAAGGGCTCCAGCAGATGTACGCGGACCTGGCCGAGGCGGCCGAGCTCTACCAGGACGACGCAAAGGAAATCGTCGAGGACGAGGTCCCCGATCCGCCGGTCGATCCGATCACGAAGCCGGGCGACCTGTGGATCCTTGGGGAACATCGCCTGCTCTGCGGCGACTCGACGAAGGCGGAGGATGTCGAGCGGCTGATGGCGGGGGCGAATATCGACATCCTGTTCACGTCTCCGCCCTACTCCGACCAGAGATCGTACGACGGAAACTCCGACCTCTCGCCAGAAAAACTATCGGCGTTTATTACGCAGTCGCAACCATACGCCGATCTGGTCTGCGTGAATCTTGGGATGAAGCGAGATAGGGGCGTAGTCGTTCGGTATTGGGATCACTACATATCGGCCGCCGAGTCGTGCGGCCTCGGTCTGCTGAGCTGGAACGTATGGGACCGCTCTGGATTTGGCTACACGATCGGGCAGGCGACCGCCATGTTCACGATAGATCATGAGTTTGTGTTCGTGTTCGGAAGGGAGTCTCGAACGCTAAACAAAACTGTCCCAAACAAAACAGCCGGAAGGAAAACGGAAGGCACCCGTCGACAAGAAGACGGATCAACCACACCAGCCGAAAGCACAACGTCCAAGCTCCGCCAGTTGGGCACCGTGTTTAGGTGCGATGTAGTGAAGTCGCGAGATAAAGAACTGGACAAACACCCGGCGATGTTCCCGGTCGCTTTTCCGGCGGCATACATCGCGGCTTGTTGCTCCGATGGAGGGAACGTCTACGAGCCCTTCTGCGGCTCCGGCACGACGCTCATCGCCGCCGAGCAACTGGGCCGCAAGTGCTACGGCATGGAGATCTCGCCGGCCTACTGCGACGTGATCGTCAGGCGGTGGGAAACGCTGACCGGCAAGAAGGCCACACGCGAGGAGGCCCCCAGTGGGAAAACGCGGACCGCGTAAACAACCGACAGCTCTCCGCCTTCTGCGGGGCGACCCGTCGAAAGAAGGCAAGCACGCCGACGAGCCGGTCCCGCCGGCCGGGGCCGTCGTCGCCCCGGCTTGGGTGACGGGCAAGGCTCGCGAGAAGTGGGACGAGGTCGTTCCGCAGCTCGAAGCGATGGGCCTGATCACGCCGGCCGATGTCGAAGCGATCGGCCGCTACTGTGCCATGTACGAGCAGTGGGTCCGCTACCTCGACCAGATCCGTCGCGGGCTCGACGTGCTCGTGATCCGCGACAAGGACGGGAAGGTGAAATACATGCAATCGACGCCGGCCGCGACGATGTTCGTCAAGCTGGCCCACTCGATGCTCAGGATCGAGCAGGAATACGGCCTGACGCCGTCGGCCCGTGCTGGGATGGAGGTCAACCGTGGCGAAATCAAGGACACCCTCCAAGCGTTCATCGAAGGCCGAGCCTAAGAAGCGGCTCGCGGGTCCGGCATGGAAGCAGCGGCCCGAATACGTCCCGGGCTACAAGTTCGAGCAGGAGCGAGCCGACCGGGTCGTGAAGTTCGTCCAGCAGTTCGTCACGATGACGAGCGGCCGGAAGTTTGCCGGGAAGCCGATGAAGCTCATGCCGTGGCAGATCCACGACATCATCGAACCGCTCTACGGCTGGGTCGACGACGACGGGCTGCGACGCTACCGCCGGGCCGCGATCTTCGTCAGTAAGAAAAACGGGAAGTCGTCGCTGATGGCTGCCCTCGTCCTGTATCACCTGCTCGCGGACGGCGAGCCCGGCGCGGCCGTCTACGGCGCGGCAGTGGACCGAATCCAGGCCGGGCTCATATACCGTGCCGTCGCCGCGAGCGTCAGGGCAAACCCCGAGCTGACGCGAGCCCTCGAGGTGATCGACTCGCGGTCGACCATCGTCCATAAGCCGACGGCCAGTCGATACACCTGCCTCGCCGCCGACTCGTGGAGAGCTGAAGGTATCGACGCGTCGTCCGTCGTGATCGACGAGCTACACGCTCACCGTAAGCCGGACCTCGTCCAGGCCCTGACCTACGCCGGGGCCGCGAGATCCCAGCCGCTCGTCGTCGCGATCTCAACGGCCGGCGAGTCCCGGAACGGGATTGGCTTTCGATGGTACGAGGACGCCCGGCTGGTCGAAGCGAACCCGGCCGCTAACCCGACATTCTTCGGGAAGATCTACGAGGCGAAGCCGGACGACCCTCGCGGCTACGGCGACCCGGAAGTGTGGCGTGAGGCGAACCCGTCGATCGGCGTCACGATAACCGAGAAGGACTTCGCGGCCGACTACGCCGACGCCCTCACGGCCCCGACGAAGATGACGGCGTTCCTCAGATACCGGCTCGGAATCTGGGCACAGGCCGACGCTCGCTGGTTCCACGGCGACGACTGGTCGGCCTGCTCCGCCGGTCCGCTCGATCCGACCGAGGGCCGGCCGTGCTGGGTCGGCGTCGACCTGGCGTCGAATCTCGACATGACGGCGGCCGCGTTCGTGTTCAAGGAGTCGGACGGCTCCTATTCGGTCGAGTGGCGCTACTGGGTCCCACGCGAGACCGTGGCCGACCGTGTCCGCGAAGGGATCCCCTACGACGCCTGGATCCGCGACGGCTGGGTGACTGTCACCGATGGACACCGGCTCGATCACGAGAGCGTCGCTCGCGACATCATCGCGTATGGCGAGACCCACGAGATCAAGGCCGTGGGCTGCGACCCCTGGCAGGCCGGAGCCCTCGAGACGCTGCTCCAGCGTGAAGGGATCACGACGAAGGACATAGCGCAAAAAACGTCGACGCTCAACTCGCCATGTAAACTCCTCGAGGCCCTGGTCGTCGAGAAGCGGCTCCGCACGGGCGGGAATCCGGTCGCCCAGTGGAACGCAAACAACGTTTGTGTCTACACCGATCCCACAGGGATGATTAAACCCGACAAGGCGAAGAGTACGGAGAAGATCGACGGCGTCGCGGCTCTCGTGAATGCCCTCGCTCTCGCGTCCACCGACGAGGACACGGGGACCGGCCGGAGCCTCGACGAGTGGCGGATCCGCGTCCTGTAGCGAGATTCTGCCCGGCGGGCCGCTGGGATATTGGCGGGCACCGTCCACGAGGTCGCCGCCCGTGCCCGAAAAGAAGCCCAGCCGCAAGCCGACCGCCAATGGAGGCCGCGGCAGCCGCCGCCGCTCCCCGGCGAAGGCCGCCGCGGCCGCTCGCGTTATCTCGTTTCGGTCGACCTCGCTCGGGTCGCCCTACGCGTTCGGAGCGATCTCTCCGGGGAACATCGGACCCGAGACCGCGATCCGCGTCTCCTCGATTTTCGGGGTCGTGCGCTGGATCGCTCAGGCCGTCGCGATCTGCCCGGTCCAGATCATGCGGCACCGGCCAGACGGCCGCCGCGAGAAGGCCGACATCCCGGCCGCCTACACGCTCCGCAAGCGGCCAAACCGCTGGCAGTCGGCGTTCGACTTCTACCTACTGCAAGCCTACTGGGCGGCCCTCCACGGCAACGGCTACGCGAGGATCCTCTCCGGCGACCGCGGCTGGATGTCGCAGCTCGTGCCGATGCACCCGTCGCGGGTGAAGGTCGAGCAGCTCGACGACTACTCGCTGTCTTACAAGTTCTGGACGGACCGCGGAGTGTGGGAGACGATCCCACAGGAGCAGGTCCTTCACTGGAAGTGGATCAGCGACAACGGAATCGTCGGCCATGCTCCGGCCGAGATGTGCGCGACCTCGATCCGCCTGGCTCAGAAACTCGACACCGCGGCGACCGCGTTCTGGGACAACTCCGCTCGCCCCGACATGGTCCTCGAGACCGACGAGAAGATCCCCGACGAAGCGGTCGACGCTCTTCGCGAGTCGCTCCACCAGGTCTACGGCGGAGCCGAGAACCGCGGGAAGGCCGCCGTCCTTCCGAAGAAGACGCGACTGAAGCCGATCGACTCAAACTCGATGGAGGCGTCGCAGTTTCAAGAGCTGCGAGACGCGATCCTGCCTGACGTGTGCCGTCACTGGGGCGTCCCTTCGACGCTCCTCGGCGACGCGAAGATGAATAAGTATTCGACGGTCGAGCAGGAGCACCTATCCGCCCAGGTCTGGTGCCTCCTGCCGTGGGCTCGCCGCATGGAGTCGCCTATCGACATGGCCCTCCAGCCGGTCTATGGGGAGGACGTATACGCGAAGCTAGACACGCGAGGGATCCTGCGGGCCGACACCGCCGGCCGAGCGGCCCTGTATCAAACGCTCTGGAACCTCGGATCAATCACGCCGAACGAAATAAGAGACAGGGAAGACTTCGAGCTGCTCGACACTCCGGCCGCGAACCAGACCTTCGTCCAGCTCGGCTTCTCGACGCTCGACGCCGCGGCCGCCCAGGCCGGGGCCGCCGGAGGCGAGCCGCTGCCGCCCGCCGCCGAGGACTCGCCGGACGATCAGTCGTCCGAAGGCGAGAGCGTCGACCAGGCCGGCGGGTTCGCTCTCGGCCAGTACGTCTACTTCGACGGCGGCGAGGGAACGATCGAGCACCTGATGACCGACGGCGTCCTCGGTGTCGAAGGGTCGCCCTTCGCGATCTCCGCGTCGCCCGACTCGCCGGCCGCCTCGGTTCGCATTCACGAAGGCGGGCAGGCGACCGAGTTCACGGTCGGGAAGCGAGTCTCGGACCTGTCGGCGGATCCCATGGACGGAGGCGAGAACGATGTCGCAAGTTGAGACCCGCTATCTGGCCCAGGCTGGCGACCCTGACATCGAGCTGCGGCTGGAGACCCGCGACGACGGCCGGCCGCAGATCGTCGGCATGGCTCCCCCATGGAACAAATGGAGCGTCGATCTCGGAGGCTTCAAAGAGCGTTTTATGCCCGGAGCGTTCCGGAAGTGGCTCGACCGCTCGCCGAACGATCCGCGAGGGGCCGCCGACGTTGTCGCGAAATACAACCACATGGATTCCGCCGTCCTCGGCCGGACGACGAACGGCACGCTCCAGATCCAGGAGAACGAGAAGGGGCTCGTGTTCCGGGCGACCCCTCCGGTCGGCACGCCGACGACTGCCGAGGTCCTTCCGCTGATCCGGGAAGGCTACATCTTCGGATCGTCTTTCGCGTTCTCACTGCCCGATCCTCGAGGCGAGACCTGGGACGAGGATCCCGCCGGCAACGTCACTAGGACGATCACCGACGCGGCGATCTTTGACGTAAGCCCAGTAACACACGCCGCGTATCCCAATAGTTCCGTCGGCCTTCGGTCCCTGTCGGCCTGGCGCGAAGCCCGAGGGCTCGTCCACCACAGGGCCGAGGGCCGCGGGCTCGTGATCTCGCTCGACTACGACCGGACGTTCACCGCGGCCCCTGGCCTCTGGCGTTCGTTCGTCAACATGGCGACGGCCGCCGGGAACCGCGTCGTCTGTATCTCGCGACGCGAGGCGACCGACGAAAACCGCGAGGAGCTGCGGCTCGCGTTCGCGGACCTCGAGGTCGGCGACCTGATCCTGTGCGGGGCCGACACCCAGAAGCGCGACGCGGCCGCCGCGGCCGGGATCGCGGTCGACGTGTGGGTCGACGACTACCCCGAGGGAATCGTGGCGGCCCCGGCCCCGGCGGCTCGATCGTTCAAGGTCTCGACGCTCGCGGGATCGAAGGCTGCCGCCGCGGCCGCCGTCGCCCGAATGCGAATCAACGCCGGCTAACACGAGGACGCTATGCCTTCCGCTCTGACCGTTTCCGGGCTCCTCCGGATCGACTGCGACCTGACGAACACGCTCACCGTCGGGTCCGTGTCGGACTCGTCCGTCGTGCTGGAGAATATCGCCTTCGCGAACGGGACCGGCGCGAGCCAGGCGAATATCTACATCAGGAAGTCGGGCAGCGTCGCCACCTCCGGGACCGATACGACCACGCTCTCGTCGGTGACGGTGCCGACCCAGTCGGGCACGACCTACACCGCGTCGATCGACAAGGTCCGACTTATCTATGTGAAGAACACAAGCGCGGCCCAGTTCCTCGGGATCATGCTCGCCGACTCGTCGTCGACTCCCTACTGGAGCGCCGAGGTCCATCCCGGCGGTGTCCTGCTCTGGTCGGTCGGTGTGTCGAATGTCGAGGGCTCCGCGACGGCGACTCCGATCGACAAGGTGATCGCGTATTCAATCTCCGGCAACACGCTGGCGGCCACCTACGACATGGTCCTCGTCGGGACGAAAACATGAGCCTATGCACGACCTGCGGCGGCCGCTGCCGCGTCGAGTCGAGCAAGCGGGCCGGCGACCGCCAGGTCCGATACGTCGAGTGTCAGAGCTGCCGGCAACGTCGCCGACAAGTGGTCCCGGCCGATCAAGTCTGGAGGCGGAAGCGATGAGCATCACGACCGTTCCGATCACCGAAGCAGTCGACCAGCCTGGCCTCCTCGACAAGATCACGACCTACATCGCGTCCGCGAAGGTCGCGGCCGCCGACGGCCTGACCTGGTCGGAGTTCGGCGAGCTGCTCCTCGCGCTCCTCCGGCTTGTCGTCTCGGCCCTCGACTCCGTGGCGACGCTCTCCGGGCGGGAAAAGAAGTTCATGGCGATCGACGCGGTCGCCCGGCTCTTCGACGCCGTTGCCGACTACGCGGTCCCGGTGACGCTCTACCCGATCTGGCTCGTGGCCCGCCCGGCCGTCCGGTCGCTGGTCCTGGCTCTCGCGGGCGGCGTGATCGAGCAGCTCCTTCCACTCGTGAGGCTTGCCCGATGATCGTCGCCCTCCTGATCGCCGCCGCGGCTTATGCGTTCGCCGGCGACAAGTTCACCAAGTACATCGGCGACGTGTCGCTGCCGACCCTGGAGCGGCGACACGTCGCCGGGGCTGCCCTGCTCGCGGCGGCCGCGTTCGCGTGGGGCTCGTCCGCTCCACCGTCCCCGGCTCCGCAGCCGGCTCCCGGCCCGGCCCCCGGCTTCAGCCTCCGCGGGACGTTCGTCGGCCCCGACGCCTCGGCCGACGCCGCGACCGTGTCGGCCCTGATGGAGGAGTTGGCCTCAGAGATCGAATGGGATGCGATGCAGGCCGAGCCGCTGATCCGGACAGGCGTCGCCGTCGACGATCTGCGGCAGCGTGCCCGCGAGCTGCGATGTCGCGGCGTCTCGCTGGGCGAGAAGCACCCGAGAGCCAGGGAGGTGATCAAGCAACACCTGGACGCGACGGCCGGCACGTCCGGCGGTCCGCTGACGCCGGCCCAGCGGTCGGCGTGGGTCGCGGCCTACAGGGAAATCGCGAGGGCTGCCGCCGATGCCTCGCGCTAACGCTCTTCGCTGGCTGGCTGTCGCTCTGCTCTTGGGGCTCGCGGCCGCCGCGATCGTCGCCGGGCTCGACCGCGGCCCCGGCCCTGCCGGCTGGCCGGGGGACGAAAACTTCGGCTACCGTCCAGACCCGCAAGGCGTCGAGCGATTCCTCGCGGAGCTGCCCCAGCCGCTGTTTCGCGACGCCGGAGCCGAGACGGTCCGCGAGGCGAAAGGCGTCGACACGTTCCTCTATCGCTCCGCGGCTCGCGCTCACCTGGCTCGCTACGGGAAGCCCTGGGTCTGCGAACGCCAGGGGATCGGGGATTGTGTTTCCTGGGG